GGATTTTTGAGGTCAATCACTTTATGGTAATAAAGTCTTCCGTCAATATACCAATTCCTATAAATTTCGTGGCATTTTTTATCAAAATCTAAAAGATCTAAAATGCCCTTAAACTCTTGTCGAATTATTTTTTTAATACCATCACTAGCATTGAGATTCGATAACTCAATTTCTACTGGAGTATCATTTGTGTCAGAAACAATAGCCTCATTTACAATATCTTCAATCGCACTATCACATTCTGGATGCAGTGCCATCTCACGATATCTTTTAATTAAATCAAATTCAGTTCTATAAATTCCTTCCAGATCAACATAAGAACCAAAAAATCCACTGGTCAAATAATGATCAACCCCGTCCTCATTATTGGGAGGAACGGGGGAAACCACACCAGGGGATAATGGTTCTTTATCTTCAATAGAGAAACCAAAAAGTTTTGCCATTATTAAAGTGTAGACTTATTTGTACTATTTATCAAGCACCAGAACCGGCAGCCTCAGGATAGAAGTACTGGATCTGGAATTCTACAGTGAATTCTTCAATTGCATTCTCAGTTTCGTATGAAAGAGGAATATCTGAAATTGAAGTTGGGAAAATATCAACGAACTTATACTGTGCAAGAATGTTTGAAGGACCCGAAGTTGTTCCTTCACCTTGTTGAGAAGCAGCAGTTCTTCCGAGTTGATAAACGGTTGCATTACCCATGTAATCTGATGGGTTTGTCAAACCCGAACTGTCTCCATACTGAGCAACGTTTTGCATCCATGCTTCAAATGCTTTTCTATGAGAAAAGTTTTCATCATTGATAATCGTTACTGACCAGTTATCGAAAGATCTATCGCCAGCAACTTTTAAAGTTCTTCCTCTAAAAGGAATTGCAATTTCACTAACTGTCGATGCTGGAAGTGCAGCTGCCTTACACATGAATCTAAAGTTTTCGCTATCAAATGTTCCTGTACCATCATTTTGAATTCCAAGATTTACTCCTGCTGGAAATGCAACACTAACCTCAAACAGGTTAGGACGAGCACCACCACCAATGAGTTTTGACTTGAACTGTGAGATGTTTCTTGTTGGAATTTGTGCCATTTTTAGGGTCCTCCTTAGTGATTAATTATAAGATCAAACAGTTCCTGCAACTTCCTCAAAGCTGACCCCAGTTCGAGTCGCTACGAAAGTTAAGGTTACGTAGTTAATTGACTTTGTTGGTTTCAGGTAAATGTCAGCTCTGAATTCGTTATTGTCAATAACATCAGGAGTATTATTTGTTTCATCACAAACAACTAAGAAGTCGTAAAGACCACGCTTTGCCTGAATGTCTCTCAGGTATGGTTCAACAATATTGACAAAGTTTGATCTTGTGATTTGATCATTCAGTTCAAACAGTTGAGCATTTGCAGTTCTTTCAAGTGCCTGTTCAATTGTCAGGAAGAGGCGACGAACATTAATTCTATCAAATGCAGAAGCATATGCTAATGCAGTTTTATCTCCATAAAGAATTACTCCAGTTCCTGGTTGATTGATGATTGAGTTAACTCTCAATGGATATAACTGATCTCTTTGTGCTTTTGATGGATTGTATGCAAGTTTAGTTGCATTGTTCAATACACCTCTTTGCTGACCAGCTGGTGAGAACCATGGATATGAAGTAATCGCAGTTCTAACCATTAATCCAGCAACATCACCATTACATGGAATATAACGGAAAGTATTATTGAATCTATCATAGGTGTACTTATATCCACTATCAAATACTGCATATGATGAAGAAGAAAGTGGGGAGAAAAACTCAATTATGTTTGTTGTTTGTGTCGTATAATTTGTGACATTAACAACATCTGCTCTATGTGGGGAAACAACTGCTAAACAATCCTTTCTTTGATTTGCGACAGAAATTAAATAATTTGCTTTTGCTTGGGATTCAAATTTATTATTTAATCCAGGACCCATAAGTAAATAATCTACAGCAATTTCATCTTTATTTGAGAATAAACCATAAGAAGTCACTAGATCTGATAATAATGCCGACATACTGTTTGATGCAGAATAATCAACACCACCACTTAAAGTATATGTAACATTTCCAATTGCACTAAAGGTTTTTCCTTGTGCAGGAAAGTTCCATTGACCTTGAGATTCTGTATTTTGAGTAAATGAAGTTGAAAATCCTGTTGCTCTAGGTGTAGTTAAGTTATAAATATCTGTCCCTACAGATGGATTGTCGCCAGCGTAAATATTTTCCGAAAAATCTGCGATATAGTTTTTCCAGAAAATTTTCTGCGGAGAATTTATTGCCGATACAGCGTCTGTAGCTTTAGAGAGTCCAACATGTTTTTCTAAAAGATTTCCCTGAATACCAGTAATAGTTCCTCTATCGTCATAAACTACAACATGAATTTCATCATGTCTACAGTTTCTTTGAGAACCATAAGAAGAAGTTCCTGGTTTTGGAGCAAGAGATTTCCAATAAACTGTGGAATTTGTTAGTCCAAGAGTTTGTTGATCGTACCAATCAAGTATGGATGCTACGGTATTAGTTGTTCCTGTTTGAATACCACTATTATTAATAAATTTTATCGATTCATTTACTGCGAATGATGATACTCTCTCTGATTGTTTATAATCAATCGTAGTTTCTGTTCCTGCAGAAGAAACTCTGGAAAATATTTTTACATCAATACTACTATTACCATTGATTGCATCTGTAGTAACTCCGGTAATTATACCTTTTAAATAACCAGTAAATAAATTTGTTGCACCATCTCCAGGAATAGTAGCACCATTTAAAGCAACAGTAACTCCAATACCGATTGTAGCTCCAGCATTCAAAGGACTTGTTGTATTGATTCCAATTATTTGATCTGCTTTACTATCAATAACACAAATCTTCATATTGTTTGCCCAAGATCCTGGGTTTTTTGCGGAAAATGCCCAGTTTACACTATCATCAGAATAATTTGAAGTATAGTCATCATAGTTCTTAATTTGCAAACTTGTAGTTGCAGCATAACCTACAGCCGCATTAGCATTATTTAATGAACCTCCACTGGTTCGAACAACTTTCAGTACTCCACCATAACTTAAGAATGAGGATGCTGTCATCCAATATTCATATTGTGCATCGGTTGATAATGGTTTTCCAAATGTATTGATTAATTGTGCTTCTGTTGCAATGTCGATTGGTTCATCAACTGGTCCCATAACAAAAGGTCCCGCGATTGCTCCGATATTATCGAGAACATTATCAGCTCTTCCTACGGTTAAGTCAACTTCCCTGATAAGTACACCAGGAGATAATTGAGGAGTCGCCATGTTTTTCTCCGTTAGATCTCAGTTTATCTAAAAAATATTTATTAAAAATACATCTTTGAGTGGGGAAACAATGCATGAACAATTTACCAGTCAGGATATACCCACTTATCAAAAATTTTTGGGGTCATTCTACTCAAAACCACTCTTTTTTTTGTGCAGTCTTTGCATTCGTAAGAGTACGAAGATGCTCCAGATCCTTTTCTAATTTTGTAAAAATTTTCCATCAAGTTTTTTTGTTCCCCGCAAGATCTGCAGTTTCTTTCTTTAAACAATAAGTGACCAAGTTTTAGTTGACCATCTAAATCCATCAGCTCATGTACTCCCACATATACGCTCGATCGCCATATTCGTCAGTATACCACCTATCACCATCAGTATCTACAAAACTAGTTTCATCTGTCCCATCAACAATGAATCCAAAAGGAGCCATGTCTTGTTCTATTTGATTTTTCTGTTCTTCATATAAACGTTTTCTTACGTCTTGATCTGTAAGTTCTTTGAAATAATCTTGAGCAACTAACCACGCATAAATTACCAGACACATTGCTAGGTCATCATTGCAACCTTCTTCTGCTTCAAATGAATTATTTTTTTGAATGAATGTTGTAAGTTCACTCATGATTTCATAATCGTTGAAAATTAACTTATCTTCCTCAATCATCGTTTTGAGATTGAGACATCCAACTTTTTTAACTGCTTTGGACATCTTAACTCCCAGTTGAGTTTTCTTTCCAGAAAATCCTTGACCAACAATTTGTCCAGCTCTACCACGCATAGAGCACATCAGGAGATTGTTGTACTCAAGATCATAATGAATGATTGAAGCGACCTGATCTCCCACAT